AACCGTTTCAATGAAAGTAAACGGACAGCCTGTTTTGTTACGTAGCCAAGATTATGTATCACAATATTTAGCTGAGTCTAGCAATAGTCAGCCTTTGTATTATGCTGATTATGACTATAGCAACTGGAACTTTGCGCCAAAGCCAGACCAAAATTATCCAGTGGAAATTATTTACTTTGCTGAAATTCAACCATTGGACGAAAACAATCAGCAAAACTTGTGGACACAAATTGCCCCACAAGCGATGTTATATGGCGCATTATTACAAGCACAGGGCTATTTGAAAGCTTTGGACAAATTGCCAGTTTGGAAACAATACTACACCGATGCAATTGACGCGCTTAAAAAAGAAGACAACTCTCGTCGCGTGGATCGCAATACGAATGTACAGGAACCCTAATAAATGACAACACCAGTATACACATCGCCCTTTACAGGAACTGTTGTTACTCCAACAGACGTATCCTACTATGCACTTTCTTTCAGTTCAAATACGCCCCTATACTGGCCTTCTATTGTTAATCAAGGCACTGGCGAAGTTCCTGCTGCTCGTATTATCGATTGCGTTGCCTCTAATGCTAATGCTGCTGTTATTTATTTACCAGAAGCAGATCAAGGCACAGTTGGCGCAGACATACTGTTTCGCAACCTTGGCTCAAATACAGTAACAATTGCAGATTATACTGGCGCAAATTCTGTTTCTTTGTCCAGTGGTAATGCTAGATATTTCTATCTTACTAATAACTCTACCGCTGGCGGTGTATGGGGTAGTGTAGCGTTTGGTGTCGGTACATCGTTTGCTGACGCAGCTGCATTGGCGGGTGCTGGTTTAACGACAGTTAGTGGTCAACTTGCTGTTACTCAAAACGTTGTAGATGTAACCGCTACACCAATTATTAATGATGCCAGTCGTGGCACCACATTTAACTGGAATGCCGGCGCAGGCGCATATACTTTACCATCAGTTCAAAATTTATCTACTGGTTGGTGGATTGGTTTTAGAAATAATGGTACTGGTTCACTATCTATTACTCCAACATCGCCAAATTTAATTAATGGTGAAAGCACGATTGTAACTAATCCCGGCGACTCAGGGTTTATTTTTTATGATTCAGTAGGCGGTGGATTTATTACTGTTGGTTGGGTTGCTCCTTCTGCGGTCACATTTAACTCAGCAACTTATGATGTTGATACCATTGTTGGCAACACATTTAGTCTAGTTTCTTACGCACCAATTATTCAAACTTATATTGCACAATCTGGTACTCGTACACAGACTTTGGCAGTAACTTTGCCAGCAATTACTCAGATTTACATTTTAGTTAATAACACTAACCAAACTGGTTATAATATTACTTTTAAATGTCAAGGTAGTAGCCAAACCCCATTAATTTTATCAGCTGGCAATATTGCTACAGTATTAAGCGATGGTACTAATTTATATACATTAACATCGTCTTCAACCGGTTTGTTTTATGCTGCCAACGGTTCTGCAACATTACCATCATATTCATTTAATAATGACACAACTACAGGTATGTATTTAGTTGGTACGGGTGTTTTAGGTTTAACTGCAAATGGCGCTAAAATTATTAATATGGATGGTTCTAACGCAATGCAGCCTGCAGTTAATGTAATAGCAACACTAAATGCCCAATTAATTAGTGGCGGAGCATTCTAAATGGCAGCTGATAATGCTCAGCAAGATACCTCGCAATTTACCCGAATATACACATTAGCAGTTCCAGCGGGTATTAAACGTGATGGTACTTACTTTGAAACCGATGAGTACACCGATGGTGTATGGTGCCGTTTTCAACGTGGTGTTCCCAAGAAAATGGGCGGTTATCGTTCAATTTTTACTAGCCTAGTTGGCATTTATCGTGGTATGGTAGCACAACCATACAATGGTGTTAACTACATCTTTGCTGGTAACTATAAAGAGCTAGACGTATTTACAACCGGCACAACCTTTGCAACTGGTAGTGGCCCCTTCCCAGTAACTATTTTACCCGGCACTGCTTTTGTGCCGGTTGCAAACAGCAACTCAATAGCTTCTACAATTACAGTTAGTGGAAATACCGTATCTACATTTCCTAATAGTAGTACAATAACATTTCAGCAAACTAGTAACGCTACAACTTTTACTGTTTCGTCTGCTACATATGCATCAAATACTACTACTGTAACATTAACTGGCGGTACTGTACCAGCTAATGCTAACACAGTATATTTAACTAGTAATGCAGTATTCACGCCAGATTCGTCTAATGGGCCGTTTTTAAACAATTGGCAATTTGATGCTCAATTTAGTCCATTGGGTGGGCAATTATATGTATTGGCACATCCAGCTAAAGATTTAATTAATATTGATAGCGGAGTTCCTAGCCAAGTATTAGTGGGACAAATTACCCCCGGCAATAATTATAGTTGGTCATTTACTGGATTGTCTGATAGCCTTGGACAAAATCCCACTTATAAACCAATCTCCGTTGATGGAGGTGTTTGTGTTCTATATCCTTTTGTTTTCGTTTATGGCTCTCATGGGTTTATCGCTAACAATAATGTTAATGGTACTTATGGGAATCAAAGTTTTTATGATTGGAATGGACCGTTAGCAAACCAAGTTAACGTAGGTAGCTCTAAGATTGTTAAGGGTCTACCTATGCGTGGTGGCACCAATTCACCATCGGGTTTATTCTGGGCTACCGATAGCTTAATTCGTGTTACTTTTAATCCGGCGGGCTCAAGTGCTTCAACAATTCCGGCTACTTACTGGAATTACGATATTGTTTCTAGCCAAATCTCTATCATGTCATCCAGTGCAGTGGTCGAGATGGACGGCGTTTATTGGTGGATGGGTATCGACCGTTTTTATATGTATAACGGTCAAGTATCAGTAGTGCCAAATGATAAAAACGTAAACTACTTATTTGATAACATCAACTATGAACAACGTCAAAAAGTGTGGGCAACCAAGGTGCCACGCTACAATGAGATTTGGTTCTTTTATCCTCGCGGCACTGCTACAGAATGTACTGATGCTATTATCTATAATACCAAAGATAAAATTTGGTATGATGCTGGTCAAGCTGTAGGGGCGCAACGCTCTTGCGGTTACACCACAGAGTTGTTTCCCAATCCAATTTGGATTGATTGGAATTACAATCCAATATTTGGCACAGCAGTTGATGTTATTATGCATCCGGCTAGTTTGTCAGCTCCGGCGAGTAATCAGTTTTATTTAGCTGGCGATCAAACTGCGACATTTAGTCCCGGTGACAGCGTGACATTTTCTAATGTCCTACAAGACACAACTTATTTAATTACCAGCAGTCAAAATATTTATAACACTACGGTTAAACCGCCGGGTGTTACTTTGGTTACTGTATCAACTGTAATATCGCCATCTCCGGTTGTTGGCCAACCAGTTTATTATATTACTGGTGGATATAATGTTTGGCAACATGAATACGGTCAAAATCAAATTGCTTTAAATGGCGAAACTGCAATTTATTCTAGTATTACTACCAGTGATATTAGCTGGATTTCTGGAACACCCGGTGGTAATTCTTTAATTGGTGTTAACCGCCGTATGCACATTCGCCGTGTAGAGCCTAACTTCTTGCAATCTGGTGAAATGTCAATGACCATTTTAGGTCGTAAATTTGCCAGTGGTTCTATGCAATTAGACGAGCAAGATTCCGGGCCATATTTTTTCAATCCAGATACCGGCAAAATTGACCTTCGTGTTGAACATCGTTTGATACAATTAAAGTTTGAATCAAATGTATTAGATGGTAATTACGAAATGGGTAAATTAATTATCACAGCCGAGTACGGTGATGAGCGCCCCTAAAAGACTTTCTGTTGGACAGTTTTTTCCATGTGTTCCCGACCATATGAGCTGGGAAGATTGGAACGGTAATTTGGCTATTTATTACAGCCAAGAACATATTATGTTCACCCCAGAAATTGAATGGAAAAAAGCAGCTCAGCATATGTCTAGCTTAGCCGCTTTTGAGCCCTATCCGGTTCCAAGCCCAGATCAGTTTGAAAATTGGCAGGATTGGGCAAGAGAATTTACTTTAATTATTAACGGTCCAAGTTATTGATTTAGGGCGGAAAACGTGTTATATTTGCATTAGTATATGTAGGTATAATTAACTCCCTTTAGGCCAATATGGACGAAACCACAGAGAACGTGCAAGACGTTCTGAAAACTGAAAATTACTTTGCAAGCCCAATTTACTATATAGATAAGCCAGAATTTTTGGATAGTTCTTTGGCAGTTTTTGATGAGTATGTAAAACAGGCTTGTCACCCAAATGAAATATATCCGTCTATCATGACGGGTAATATGGTTAACGACCCAAGAATGCAGGAAGTTGGCAATTACATAGTTAATACTTCTTGGAATATTTTAAAGAGCCAAGGGTACGCAATGGATAAAAGAGTTACTTTTTTCCATTCTATGTGGGGTCAGAATCATTATAAATATGGTGCTATGGATGAACATATTCATAATGATAACGTACAGATTGTTGGGTTTTATTTTTTACAATGCCCAGAAAGAAGTCCTAAATTAATTATCCATGATGCAAGATTGGGCAAACGCCAAATTGGGCTAGAGGAAGAAGATAGAACCCAAGTAACACAAGCAACCGATGGTGTTGTATTTGCCCCTAAACCCGGAGCAATGGTTTTTACAAACGCTTGGTTGCCACATTCA